GCCCTTTCGGGCACCGGGCTACTCGTGCATGCAATCTGCATGTGCGGCGCAAAGGAAAGGAAAACAAAAGCAATGGACCCCCACAATGAGGTCTTTTTCGAAAGACCTCAGTTCTATTGGAACCGATTCGAACAAGAATGGGCTCCTTACGGAACTTTTTATGTGGAGGGGAGATTCCTCAACGATACCGTCAATAACCATTGGCGGCGCGGTGCGGGATCATTCACAGGCGACCGCGGTTCTTCATGGACCGCGCTCAAGTGTGAATATTCAACATCTCCTATGGACACCTTTCGGATGGTCACTAGTGACCATCGGTCAGGGTACATGGGTCCACTTGTAGTAACAGGAAATAACAGTAGCGGTAGTAGGAGCTATATTGAGAAGGAAGAATTTCCTAATCATTTAGCTCATGCGTCGGACGAACTCCAACTTTTGGCGTCCGGATCGACGGCTATCGCTAATGTCCTGCCTACGAGTCCTGTCGTCGACATGCCTGTAGCATTAGCGGAACTCTTCAGAGAAGGTGTTCCAAATGCTATAGGGCAAAGGCTCCTGAGAGATAGAAAAGCTACTCCCACTCAATTGAGTGACGAGTACCTTAACTATCAATTCGGGATTAAGCCCTTTGTCTCTGACTTACAGAAATTCTGGTACGCAACTCAAAATGCCGAAAGGCTGATTGAGGAGTATACCAAGAGATCTGGCAAGTTAATGCGACGACATTTTGCTTTTGAACCCCAACGGGGGAGCACATACGAAGTATCTGCTCATCCTGACGTCGGCGGGGAAAGGCATTTCATGAACCCGATTATCGGGACATGTTTTCTGCCAATCCTCGGCGGCGATTGGGGCGTGCGTGAGATAACCACGACTTGGAAAACCGAGACGTGGTTCGATGGTGCCTTCACTTATTACCTACCAGGTATAGGTGATGACATCTGGTCCAAGCTCCGTAGAGAATATAGCGAAATCAGCTATCTCTATGGAGGAATCGGTCTTGAGACCGCTTGGAATCTCATTCCATTTTCCTGGGCCGCAGATTGGATCACTAATGTCGGCGACGTTCTTAAGAACGTTGACGCCTTTAGCCAAGACGGCCTTGTCATGCTGTACGGTTACGTCATGGAGAAATGCGAAATCCGCATTGACCGTGTAGTAAGGGGTGCCAAGATGGGTTCTGTTGATCCCGAATTGAGTACCCCCGTTCCGGACGAGGTTAAAACCTCACTCTCAGTAACGTTTATGAGACGCCGGAAAGCGACTCCTTATGCGTTTGGCCTAAATCAGTCGGAGTTCTCCAACCGACAGTGGGCCATTCTAGGAGCACTTGGCGTTAGCCAAGCATTCTCCTAGATGTGTAACGCACAACCGTGTAGTTACACAAGAATACCGGGTAAGAAAAATCTTCTTACCCGAGACTGCGAGGTAACTTTGCATGCTTGCTGATCCAATCAGCATCACTCAATCGGCTGTCGCGTACAACTTTGTACGTACGGGAATGAGCGCCAATGGCGCTCAGTACCGGACGTCCAACGGACTACGTGACCTTTCGATTGCTCACTCACTTACGGGCAAGGGTAGCAATACCCGAGCTCGGCATGAGGTCCGCCTCAACTTCGCTGAAGTTGGTGCTGACCCCTTCGTGGGTGACCTGAATCGGAGGTACGAAGGTTCTTTGTACCTCGTCGCGAACCTTCCGTCGCCGCTTGCGGCGACGTCGTTCGCAACCGCGGACATCAATGCCGAGTTCGACAAGCTCACCAAGATTCTTGGGAGTGCGTCGAGCTGGGACATTTTTGACCGTGTGATTCAGGGTGAGTCCTAATCACACAAAGGGTGATAAGTTCATCGCGGTCTGCGGCGTGATCATTTTCAGCTCCTTTCTTGGGGCTGTGATTTTCACGTCAATTTCCGCTTTGAACTGTCCCCCTGCGTTTTAGGACGGTTGGAGTAAGCGGCATGCCATGAACTCGCGTCTCCTTTTCAAGGGAGGCTGAGTTGAAAAGCATGCTGTTACTTTGGCAGAGTATGGTGGCTGACGCCGCCATACAGTGCCGCACGAGTGCCACTCGCGATTCTAAAAAGATCGCGAGACGTTTTGAACACGAGGGGGTAGAGGTTTTAACTCTATCCCTTCCTGAAATAGGAAAGGCGTTCGAAAGAGCGCTAGACCTAGGACAGGTAACTGATGACCTGCGATCCCTTTGTGGGTCACGGGCAGGATTTCCTGTATTTCTACAGAATTTCCTTCAGCTTGTGTTCGGGCGCAGTGACGGCCTTCTGCTTGACAAACCGTCCCCAGAGGCAATCCAAGCCATTAGGCAGCTTACGCTGTCTTTTGGTAAGGTGAGTCTCCCGTGCACTTCTGCACGGGAGGCTCGCGCCTTTGAGGACTTTGTCAAGTGTGAGCAGTCCCTCCGCGTTTCCGATTTTAACTTGAGACTTCATGATCTGGAGTCTTTCGTTCGAATCGGTTCCGTGCTGTTTGGTGATGTATTCTCTAAAATAGACAGAGATGTCTACGAAGGGAACATCACGCCGCGGCACGGTCCAGGGGCAACTGCTGATAAGCTTACGGGAAACCGTAAATATCAGCAAACTGAGTGGACCGATAGGCTTGAAGCCATTTTCCCCGCATCGGAGAATTTGGTTCCAAGTCTTAGGTACTATCAGTCCCTGGACAAGGTGGAGTGGCTCGAACCCGGATCAGAAAGGCCTGTAAGGGTCATATCTGTTCCTAAAACGCTTAAGACGCCTCGAATCATCGCCATTGAGCCAACGTGCATGCAATACATGCAACAAGGCTTGATGGAGAGATTCGTCCAATATCTCCAATCAGATAAACTGATTGGCGATATGGTCGGATTCGATGACCAGATCCCTAACCAGGTGATGGCCAGAGAGAGCTCCCGAAAGGGAGACCTTGCCACGCTCGATTTGAGCGAGGCATCTGATCGCGTCTCAAATCGGCTTGTAAAGGGACTAACTCGTTACCATCCCTACCTCAATGAGGCAGTGTTGGCAACCCGTAGTTCCAGAGCCGATGTACCTGGATATGGGGTAATACCCCTATCCAAGTTCGCGTCTATGGGTTCAGCTCTTACCTTTCCCATGGAAGAATGCGTCTTTTTGACGTGTATCTTCTATGCGATCGAGCAAGAGCTCGGAAGCCGTCTGACCCGGAAGGTTGTCAATTCCTTCCGGGGCAGGGTACGCGTCTACGGGGACGATTTAATCGTTCCAGTAGAATTCGTGCAACCCGTGATTGATTCGTTGGAGCTTTTTGGCTTCAAAGTGAATCAACACAAGTCCTTCTGGACTGGAAAGTTCAGAGAGTCTTGCGGGAAGGAATACTACGACGGCCACGATATATCCATATATCGTGTTCGCACGTTGCTTCCTTCTTCACGGGCTGACGCTCCTGGACTGATATCTACTGTTTCTCTTCGTAATCGTGCCTACTGGCATGGTTACTGGGGGACAGCTAGGTATCTCGACGAACTACTGACACGGTTGATTCCGATGCCAGTTGTTGGTTCAGATAGTCCAGTGCTTGGCCGTGAAAGCGTTTTAGGCTATGCCGAAGAACGCCTTCATTCTAACTATCAATACCCTATGGTTTGGGGCATGATGGTTAGGACTCGTATTCC